ACGAGATGGAGCCAGAGACAGCATGAGCGCAGACGCCCTCTCCACCAAGCAGTTCAACACCGAACACGCCTTGCTCTCCCAGGGCAACACCGACGAGCTTGCCGCCAGAGTCCGGGGCATCCAGAACATGACCTCCAACGTCTACCGGCCCTCCTTCTCCGCCGACTACACCACCGTCCACAGCATGCCGTCCGGAACCGCTGATGGCAGGCCGACCGCCGGGGGTGTCATGGAAGGACAGGACGAAGAGGAGTAATGCCGCACGCTCTGGGATTCCCTGATCTCCACCCTGAGCAGTTCAAGGGCTACACCGGAGGGCCGAAGGAAGCTCTTGAGCGCGCCTACCCGGATCGATCCGCATACAGACCAGAACCCAGTAACCAGGGCCAGCTATTCAGCCCGGAGTCCGTCCCGCCCCAGGAGGCTCACCACCAGACCCCGGACCGGTTCGCCCAAGACCCCAGGACCTGGTGGCACGGTCGAGTGACCAAGGGTGGACCCAGGAGCAGCCTTGGCGGCAGTGGGGTTGGACGGGGTGAGGGCTTCCACGCCGGGACCAGGGGGGCGGCGGAGCAGCGGCTCAGGACCAACGTCGGCAGGGGCCTCAAGCCGGGGATGGCCGGGCACATGTACCCACTTCGCATCACCGGGCCGGTCGAGGGTCCTGAGAATCCATACCCCGACATGAACAAGCACGTTGCCTTGGGTCCGAGGCGACAGGGCAGTTGGGGTGGTCAGTCGTACGGGGGTCGTCAGACCGGCTACCTCTACAAGAACGAGGTCGAGGGCGGCGGGGCCATGTCAGTGGGGGTGCCGAAGAGGAAGGGCTTCCTGTCCACGCAGCGTGAGATGGTGGGTGCGGCCAAGAAGCGCGGTGAGTTCGTCCACCCCAACATCGAGTGGGCCGTCAAGTCCCATCCGGAACACGTCGCCGAGAGCATCGAGGGCCGCTACTCCAGCCGGACTCCGGAGGGACACCGCTACGCCCAGCAGCACCTGAGCCAGTCCACGGCTGAGGCATCCAACCAGGAGCGTATGGAGCGCACCAGCTACCAGACGCAGTCTGGGCGTACCCAGCACGTCTATCGCTATCGCGACCCCACGCCGGGGAGCGCTCTGTTGTCGAAGCAATGGGATCGGGGGTCCCTCCATTGAGCCATCAAGTCCTGTCGCAGCAGCAGTTCAACACTCAGCCGGACCTGCCTGAAGAGAAGAGCATCGATTCGCCTGACCCGCAGAACGTCATCCCGGAGAAGGAGGACGAGGACATCGGGCAGGCACCGAACTGATGAGCCAGCGCGCCCTGTCCACCCAGTTCAGCAACCCCCAGCCCTACTTCCCCCAGAAGGGGCGGGACAAGGGTCCGTCGATGGGTTCACAGGGCAAGCTCTTCCGCGACCCCAAGCCGGTCGATGAGCATCGCTATCAGCGTGGTTACACCCCGGAGCGGATGCGGGCGGTCGAGGGCGGCAGAGACAAACCTCCCGGCCTCAGTGTCCAGAGTGAGGTGACCAAGAGGAGCAAGGCTGCCTTTGCTGGTCCTGCTGGGGTGGCGCGGATCAAGCAAGTGATCGCCCGATCCACCACGCCAGCCGAGGAGCTACATCCGACCGGCCCCGGTCAGCGGCTCAGGATTACCTCCGGCTCAGCCAGGGCCAGTAAGAATGCCTGGGCCAGCTACACCCACCAGCCTTCTTTGGGCAAGAGACCTGGTGAGATCCTGCTGGGCAAGGACAAGGACGAGAACATGATGGGCCAGGCCCTCATGCACGAGATGGGCCACTACCGATCTCACATGGCTGGCACCGAACACTTCACGTCCAGAGCGCCTAGCGACTTCGGCAAAGAGGAAGCCTTCGCCGACGACAACATGATGAGCCGGTGGCGTCCCGACCCTCGTGACGCCCGCCGGGGGAAAGCTCCCAGGATGGACCTGGCCTACGAGACCCGCAGCAGTTTCGGACGCACTGGTTCCGGTGGCACCGCGTACCGCTCTTACCTCAAGGCCCGGCAGACTCCGATCCAGAAGGCCGCGGCAGACCGCAAGTACGCGGCCGAGAACGCCGACGCCTCCCATCAGCCCCAGATGCTTGGAGATACCGGAGGAGGCCGCCACACCCCGGCAACCGGTCATCGAGTTGAGTCCTGGGCGCAGGCCGAAGGTACCCTCCACCCCATGCAGTTCGGGAAGCTGGGATGAGCGAGCGCGCCCTCAACCCCCGGCAGTTCAAGCACCTCTACCACGAGTCCCATCTGAATGACCGGGAGTCCATCCAGCGTGAGGGGCTGCGGGCGCACAAACCCTTCACCCCTCAGATCGGTGCGGATGTCTATCCCCACGGGGTCTACCTGTCCACGCCCAAAGGCTCAGAATATGGCTCGTCTGTGCATGACTCATCGCACTTTGGCTACGACCGGTGGAGGGTCAACATGGAGGGGCTGGAGCATCACAAGGATCCCGACCCTCTTCACGAAACCTCGTACTACACCCCGGAGTCGATCCCACCAGAGCGGCTGAAGCTGGTGAAGAAGGGCCACCCAGACTGGGAACGGCATATATGAGCCAGCGCGCCCTCAACCCTGACCAGTTCACCTACCGCTTCCGGCAAGCCAAGCCGAAGGAGATGGAAAGCCGTCCCCAGCACGAGCTTCACGTCTATGGAGGCTCAGGGAACTACTACGGCAGCATCGGGCAGATGTACTGGCACCATAAGACCGGTGAGATCGCCAACATCAATGTCGATGAACGCTTTCGTCGTCAGGGCGTCGGCACCGCTCTCCTCGGCGAGGCCCGCCGGGTAGCCTCGGAGACCAGAGGCGTCCGCGCCCCCAGGCACTCGCCCCAACGGACTGACATGGGAGAGGCGTGGGCGCGATCCCTGGGGGAGCGGTTGCCTCGGAGGCAACAGAGGACGGTGGCCGGTGAGCCGTGACGCCTTGAACAACGCCCAGTTCGACATGCTGGTCGCCACCGAACGAGAGCATGACCAGAAGGTCCGTGAGGATCGGGCTGGGATCCAGAAGCACACCCACACGCCCAGCCCGACCGAGACCACCTTCTACAAGGCCGGTCGCCGTACCATCGGAACCTCGACATGCTCGACCTGTGAGCAGAAGATCGCCAAGGGCGGCAATGGACCCAGTGGGTGGTATACCTCGTCATGAGCCTCCGCAAACTTGAGCTTTACTTCGCCGGGGCTGAGGTGCCCACCTGGCGCAAGCTCCTGGCGGCAGAGGGAGTCCCTCACATCGCCGTCAACTATCTGCACCTCCAGCCTCGCATCACCAAGCAGCCCTGGCTGCTGGCCAGTCACTTCCCAGAGGACCAGCAGATCTTCCTGCTGTCGGGCAGCAACGCCACCGAGAAGCGCAACTGGTCGGTCACCCAGCACGAGGAGTTTCTGGCCAGCTACCTGAGCTTCGTGCAGGACAACGTGGAGCGGATCCGGTTCTTCACCGAGTACGACGCCGAGTCCTTGGGGGTCGACTGGGTCTTACGCCAGCGTGACGTCTGGGAGGGCCTGGCCGACGACAAGTTCGTGCCGGTCTGGCACGAGGCCTGGGGCGCTCCCCTGCTTCGCACCATGGTGGAGAGCCACCAGAACCTGGGTGTGCCGCCGGTCGCGCCGCGCACCCAAAACGTCCTGTCCTCTCTCGTGCGGCGCACCAGGGTCAACCTGCACGGGCTGAGCTTCTCTCACCCGTACGACGCGCCCGGCGGCTTGTACTCCACTCTTGTCTCCTCCTCCTGGATCTCGCCAACGAGATTCGGGGAGACGGTCATCTGGGACGAGAACCGGCTCCGCCGGTACCCGGCTGACGACAAGGAGAAGATCCGCCGCCGTCACCGCCAGCACTTCACTCAGGCAGGCTTCGATGCCGACAAGATCGAGGCCGACCAGTCCAACGAGGTGGCCCGATACACCGTGTGGGCCTGGCGGCAGATGGAGCAGTCCATGGAGGCCCCAGAGAGGGTCCGGCTGCTCAAACGACGTAATGGATTAACTCACGCCCGGAACGGGGATACTCCCGAAACCGCGCCCATGCCGGTGCCGACAGTTGATCATTTAGCTCCAGAGATCGCTGGAAACGGGCATCTACTGCCCGACCTCGTCCGGCCCCTTCCGGTCTTCGATTTCCACCCAGTGACGAGTGTGACGAACAACCCGGAGGGGCCGGGCACGGTGGAGGTGACGTCCAACGTCACGGTGATGGGCAGGTCAGCGCTACGTCAGTGCGCTAGCTGCTCCCTGGCCGCGGTGTGCCCGCTGTTCGATCCAGTGATGTCCTGCCGCTACTCGATCCCGATCGAGATCCGGAATCGTGATCAACTCATGGGCATTCTGCACAGTCTCCTGGAGATGCAGGGGCAGAGAGTCGCATTCGGCTTCTTCTCCGAGCAGCTTCAGGGTGGGTACCCCGACGCCAACTTGTCGTCAGAACTCGACCGATTCATGCGGATGACTCAGAGTGTGAAGGACATCCAGGACAACCGCGATTTCCTCAAGGTGACCGTCGAGGGTCGCACCCAGGCCGGGGTCCTGGCCCGCCTCTTCGGAGCCGAGCGAGCCGAGGGCCTCCGCAAGGTCGACCCCGACAAAGCCGAGGACGCGGTTCGTCGGACTATGGGTTGAGGAGTCGCCACCTCCTCTGGACCGCCTTCATCCTGGGAGCAGTGTTGGTGATCGTTCTGGGCTTTGTTCTGGGCCTCCTGATGGCCCTGGTCCTCTAGATCCAGCCCACGTAGACCGCGACGAACACCCAGATGGCGATCCCGACCGTCCAGAGGACCAGGGCCAGGATGACGCCCCACCGGGGTGCAGGCTGCCACTCCGGCTCTTCCTCGTTGAGGTATTCCTCTAGGTCCTCTAGGGCCGGTCCAGGTCGATCTGGTCCTCGTGGATGACCGCTCTCTCCCAGTGCGCCCGGCTCTCGGTGGAAGGCTCGTTGTACCAGTCCACGTAGGCCAACCAGGTGTTGTGTCGTGCCCGCCACCGCCGCCACCACCACCGCATCCGCTTCAATCCGGCAACCTCTTGCCCTTGATCTTCTCCGACTCCAATGCCTGGGAGTGGAAGTAGTCAGCGATGTCAAGCAGGCTCTGATGCTCGTCTTCGCTGATGGCTCTCTCCAGATTTTCAAGGAGTTCCAGGAAGGACATGATGGTGTTGCAGTAGGTGAACAGGGCGGTGGAGGCGAAGGGATCCTTCAGCCGGATCACCACGGCATCATCGAGAGCCTTCGGTGGAGGAGCCATCCCATCGGCTTCTTCCAACGTCTCCCACGTCTGAAACTCGTCCAGCTTGAAGACGATGTACTTGGGTTGGTCTTCCGTTTCACCGATTAGCTCCATGAGCCGATGATCCCAGAGGCCGAGCCGTAATCCGGGTGGCGGCGGAAAGTTCCTGGCGGAAAATGCCGGAGTGGCCCTGGGGGTGACATGGGGTGTTCTTACACTCGCTCATGCCCGTTTTGATGGTTCTCCAGGACGGCCCCCTTGACGGTGAGGAACAGGTGGTGCAGATGGTGCCGACTGCACCCGGCTCCCAGTTGTTCTTCAACATCCCTAACTTCCAGACCTTCGACCTCACCCAGCCCGACAGCGAGGTGGTCGTCGGCCTCGGTCTCCAGGCCATCTACGCCTTCGTGGGCCAAGGACCAGACCCTGACCCGGACGTCGACATCTGGGACGCCTCGTGGATCTTTGAGTTCGCCGGAGAGGTCTACGTCCCCACACCGCCCCCGTTGGGACCGCCGACGAACCCGCCGGTTGACGTCGCCCAGGTCTGGATGTCCGCAGAATCCACGCTGGTCCCCGACACCCTCCCGATCACCACATCGCCGGTCGTCACTCTCGTCGCAGAGAGCGGTATGGACGTCGAGGGAATCTGGACTCCAGTCCAGGCCGGTGTCGTCGTCATGGAAGCCGACAGTGTCATGCAGATCACCGCGGACTGGACGCCCGTAGTGATCATGACCGCTACTTCATCAATGGAGGTCGATCCCTCGTGAGCATTCAAGTCAAGGTTGTGATGCAGAACGGTCAGGTCATCACCGGCATCAACTGGCGCATGTCCTCCTACGGGCCGTGGAACCCCTCAGTCCCGGCCAGTCCATACCCCTTCGCTGGCGGTGTCTTCCACCTGAAGTCAGCGTCGGGCTGGGTCGATGTTGATGCAGCCCAGGTCCGCAGTTTTTCTGTCACCCCTACAACGTCATGATCCTCACCCACTCCGACATCTTCAACCGGGTCGTCAACAAGAAGGAGGGCCTGGACATCAGGCCCTGGGAGAAGGAGCGCCTCCAGCCCATCAGTTACGAGCTTGCGCTCTCCTCCCGATTCCTGATCTTCGATCCCACTGTCGAGGTCCTCGATCCGCTCAACCTGGGCAACTACACCAGGGAGATCAACATCGATGACAACGAGCAGCCTTACTACGACCAGGGCTACCTGGTCCTCCACCCCGGTGAGTTCGTGCTGGGAGCCTCCGTCGAGACCATCACGATCCCTCCGGATCTAGTTGGTGTCCTCAATGGCAAGTCGTCTCTGGGACGCCTGGGCCTCCAGATCCATGCCACCGCCGGTCTGTTCGATCCTGGCTTCCGTGGCAACGCCACCCTGGAGATGTCCAACATCAGTCGCCTGCCCATCCGGCTGTGGCCCGGCATGCTGGTGGCCCAGATGGTCTTCTGGCAGACCGTCCAGGCGGTTCCCCATGAGTTTCTCTACGGCTCTCCTCGGCTTCACTCCCACTACCAGAATCAGAGCGGCCCCACCGCTAGTCGCTACAGCGGTCCCAAGAATCTGGACGATCAGATCCGTCCCCTGGACTCTGCCCAGCTTCAGCTACCGGGGGTACAGTGGGAAGACTATGAGCGGAGTACATAGGTGGACATCAGCCACGGTTGCTACTCAGGCCCCTTGGCCCAGTTCGACAACCTAAGGCTCATGTGGGCACAGACGGCGGGATACGGCGTGACGGACTACAGGGACATGGGCGGGCCAGTAATGCCCAACATCGACTACGACGCCTTCAAGGAGGAAGACCTCCTGGGTGAGTGGCCGGACGGTGCCCCCGACGATCCGCTCATGATCCTCCTCGTTCACACCGAGGGGGAGGGCCGCATCAAGGTGACACACTGCCCCTACCTCGCTGACCGGCTGGAGGAGCTTGAGGGCAAGATGATGGCGGGGGGCGCAATGGTCACCCCGGCCTGGGTCCTGCTCACGCAGCAGTTCGTTCGTGGCCTTCGCACTGCGGCTGCATACAACCAGGACGTTGTCTTTACGTGAAAGGACCCAATGCCGAAACTCAACATCTACGTCGATGAGGACCTGTTAAAACGGATCAAGAAGAACAGCATCCCCATCTCCCAGATATGCCAACAGGCTCTCTGGGTCGCGATCGAAGAAGCTGAGACATCGGTCTGCGATGAATGTGGTCAACCTGCTCTGTTCCATGTCCAGAACGACGAGGGCGGGGCCTATGCGTGCAAGAGGCATCTAGCTGCATCTCTTGTGGAAGGGATTTCAACCGTCAGAGCGCTTTGAGGAGGGTGCTATGAATCTGCCCACTATCGATGTCACCGAAGAAGAGGCCACCGCCAAGCTGGCCGAGTACGAGAAGATGCTGAGTGATGAGCGCACCGCTGAGGACGAGGCCATCGCCCAGGCCTACCGGGCTGCCAAGCGTGGTCTCCAGGTGGTGCGGCTGACCGAGGCAATCAAGATGGGCGGCTGGTTCGACAACGACGGTCTGCCCCGCATCGCCATCGCCGGAGCCATGTGGCCGGAATGCTTCGCGTCCTGGTCCGGTGATGACCTCATCTTCAGTGACACCGGAGGCTGGAGCCGCAACCAGGGTGCCCTGGTGGGACGGGCGTCAGTCCGTGTGCCGATGCGCGACGTGGAGATCCCCAGGGTTCGCAACTGGCGGCGCGGCCATGCTCCCATTCCCCTGGTGCCACCGCGCCACCGGCCCAAGCTGCGCCGCCTCAGGCATTGCCATGTGCTGTGGGAGGTCGACGCCTGGAACAGCGTGCCCGCCAAGGACCCCGCCCTGCTCCGCCATATTCGTGGTGACCTCTGGGCCGTCCTGGCGGTGTGGGATCTCACCGAGCTTGAGCGGGCCATTCTGGCTCAACGATGAGTGCATCCCCTACCGCCGAGAAGAGGGCGCATGTTGCGGCGTGGTCCCTTCTTCCCCTCATGGGTCTGGCGCTGTTGGCCGCTGTAACAGATGAAGCCGCCAGCGTCCATGTTTTGCAGTACTGGTGTGCCGCTTGGGGCTTCTACTTCTTCTGCGTCTACACCTGGTTTGTTTGGCGAGGACCGCACCTCTTGAACGACAGGAGTGAGGCATGAGTTTCCTCAACCTGTTTCCCAGGGAGATGGAACCAGGTGACGACTGGGATGGCCGCGTCTTCGACCACGTCGAGCCAATGATTGATCCACAACCGGAGCGCAGGCTCAACTGTGTCATGGTCTTCCAGGACGGCACCACCAGGCTCTGGCACACCGATGCACCCATGAGGATCTACCGTGCCGCTCATTGATGACACCCTGATGCGCTGGTTCGCCGACCACGACCTGGACGAGGAGTTGCGCTGGACCACGCACCGCTCCCCCCTGGTCACATGGGTCGATCAAAACGGCAACTCTGAGCCGTCTGGTGAGATCAAGTTCTACCTGCTCTGCAACGACATGTTCTGGTGGGGCACGGCTGACTGTGAGTGGATCGAGATCGAGGACATCCCCGACCTCCAGAAGGCCTACGACGATCTCAAGGCTGCGGACCTGGACGACGTCTGCATGTGGTGTTACGCCCCAGAGCTTTGGATTTCCCGCAAGCGAGGCATGCGACCACAACGACCGTGGTGGAACCGGGAGAAGATCCCCCAGCCGGTCAAGGATCTGTTCTGTGCCGCAGGCCCGGAGCGCGACCCAAAGGACGAAGGATGACACCAGAGCGTGAAGGACGAGAGGGAGACTCCCAGGCCATGCCCAACATCAACAACGAGCCGTACGTCCACGACGCCATGATCGTTGACATCGAGAGCCGCAAAGCCCTGGGCACCAAACGCTACGGCACTCCGCTCCAGGCTCACAATGGTCGCAACGCCCTGCTCGACGCCTACGAGGAAGCGCTCGACCTGGCTGTGTACCTCAAGCAGGCTCTAATCGAACAGGACGACGTCCCGGAGGTGGAAGTGACAACTGACAAGCCTGTACCGATCAGCGAAGTGCCAGTCAGTCCAATGCAACGACGCAGTGGGGCCAAGAATGTCTCGTCCCCACACCTCCAGGCAGCCTTCATTGATGAGGCCCGCCATGCCATGGGCCAGCCCACGGTGGAGGATGCCCAGGCTCTCGTGGGCAAGCACATCAAGATCGTGTTCAACGTCGATTGGACTCCGGCCACGGGTGAGCTAACGGAGGTCGTCACCCATCCATCCGCAGGCTCTGGCCCCTATCTGATCCTGGACGGCTATCGAGAGCGCATCTACCCGCTCAACTCGATCCAGAGCATCGACGTTGTCGATGAGTGACGTCTATGGCCCGGTGGTGATTGGTGACGGTGGGATTACCTGTCCCCGGTGTGGCATGACCAGCCACAACCCCAACGACATCGCCGAGGGCTACTGCGGTAACTGCCACGACTGGACCGGCCCTGTGCTGCCCACTTACGAGGTCGCCGATCACCTGGGCCGAATGGTGCCCATGGGATTCATCTGGGATGGGCGCTGCTTTGAGTTCACCGAACACGGCACGGTCGAGGTCGAGGGTTGGTCCGGTGACCTGGGCAATGGTTTGAGCTATGACATCCGAGGTGGCGACTGGGATCCTGAATGGGACTTTGAGCTATGACTGATCCCCAGGGGAGGAATGCAGAGGGGTCGAAGAGTCAGGTCGCACCTGGCCTACTACCCGACGAGGAACGGTCGGGACCCTCTGCATCTCCTGGCCCCGATTATGAGGTCACCAAGAAGCTGCACTCCACGACGGACGCAAGGGTGTGGGCACAGGAGTGGTGCAGGATCGCCAGAGAGATAGAAGCCAGTAACGACGGGCGAGACATCATTGACGAAGGCTGGATGATCGGGTGGTTCGCCAACGCCATCATGGTCGGCTGGGACGAACACGCCCGCCGTTATCCGCCGCCTGAACCTGACGAGGAGATTGGTTACTACGGTGCCCGCTGACTACGTGCGCTGTTTCTGGCGGGTAGGTGGACAGGTTGGGCGCACCATCTATGCCCAGGGTCCAGACGATGACAAGGGAGTGCTGATCGGTGTGATGGACACCCCAGAGCTAGCCCTTGACGCCTGCACCCATCACAACAACTTCCTCTACAGCCAGGGCCTACGGTGACCCAGACCGCCGACCTGAGGACACTTATCGAGGGGTTCCGACGCAAGCACTACGAGTGCGAGGATTGCTGGTACTCCTGCCCGAAATCCGAAGGTGGGTGCTGTGACGACGCTCAGACAGGTTGCACCTGTGGCGCCGACGCACACAACAAACGGGTGGAGGAAGCACTAGCCCATATCGACAGCTTGCGGGCAGGGGAATGACAGTCGGCCTGATGGCGATCGTCAAGAACGAGGAGAAGACGCTGCCGCGTCTGGCCGAGAGCTTGCACGGCCACGTCCAGCACTGGACCATCGTGGACACCGGCAGCACTGATGAGACGATGCGGATCGCCCCGCAAGTCTTCAACTACGCCCCCGGCAATATCTACAGCCGGGACTTCAAGGGCTTCGGCCCCAGCAAGAACGAGGCCATCGAACTAGCTGAGTCGCACACCGATTGGCTGCTCTGGCTCGACGCAGACGAGACGTTCGGCGGCTACATCCAGACCAATGACAACTATGACTGGGTCGAGATCCAGGAGCGCAACGGAGACCTTACTTTCTGGAAGCCTCGTCTGTTCCGTACTGGGCGTGGCTTCCACTGGACCGGACTGACCCACGAGTATCTGTCCAGTCCCTTGGCCGGGCCATCATTGAGGAGCGAGGCCTTCTGGGTGGTGCATCACGCTGACGGTGGCTCTCGTAGTGAGAAGTTCCCACGCGACCTGGCTCTGCTTCAGGAGGAATGGAGTACGGATCCCGGCACCCGCACCGCCTTCTATATGGCTCGCACCTTCCAGGACATGGGCAGCATGGCCCAGGCCGTCGACTGGTACCGGCGACGCATCGGCATGGGCGGCTGGGACGAGGAGGTCTTCTACAGCCGCTACTCCTTGGGTGTGTGCCTGCTGGACATGAACTGTCCTGAGGAGGCGGCGGGCCAGCTATGGCGGGCCTGGGGCATGAAGAACTGGCGTGCCGAGCCACTGGTAGCTCTAGCCCAGCACTACCGCATCACTGAGCAGTGGACGCTGGCCTGGGAGGCCATGCAAATGGCCTACGCCTACTGTCGAGCGCAGCCGGGCAGCTTCCCTCCCCTTCACGACGGGTTATTCGTGGACGACACGGCAGCCGGGTGGAGGTGCGCCTACGAGCAGTCCATTTCTTCCTGGTACACCGGCAATCGAGAGCGAGGGCGCATGCTGCTGGACTACCTGCTGACACGAGGCAGCGATGTACCGGAGCCGTTCTTCACTTCGGTGGCGACCAATCGGGAGTACTACCAATGAAGCCGGATTGGGTGGGCAAGTTCTTCGGCGAGCCATGGCCCTCTGGTGTCTGCGAGGACGGCACCCAGGTCGACACGCCCCTGGGAATGTCCTGCGTGATGTGCGAGGAGCCGATCCAGCCGGGCGATCAGGGCAGCTTCATGGGCACCTACGTGCCCAACCTGCCCGCCGCGACCTATGGTCCCGTCCACCGCGAATGCAGCCTGCGAGCGACGCTGGGCGGCATCGGCCACCTCGACCGCCACGACTACTGGTGCGTCAAGATGGGTGACCCCGATGGTGGGCGCAGCTACCGGCAGTCAGCCCTGGAGGTGTGGGACTGGGTGGCTGACCACGGCTTCCCCAGGGGCTGAGCCGTGATCGATCGAGAGAAGATCCTGGAGGCCCTGGAGCAGTCGCTGGGGTCTCATATGGGCCACAAGTGGAAGCAGGTTGGTCGGTGCGTTTACTGCGATGACTGCGCGGCCCGGTTGTACCAAGGGAAGCTGCCCCCCGATCGACCTCCCGACCTCGTGGTCAGGCCTCGCCCACCGGCAGAGCCAAAGGCCACCACCGAAATGCGACAGCGATGGGGCAAGCGATGATCCAGCTTGCCCGTAGGCCCGTCCTGTCGGTCGTGGTGGGTGACAACTGCGACCTGATGGCGAAGGTCGCCCGGCTGTGGATCCGGCCCACAGACGCCGTCCTGGATACCACCTACGGGCGAGGAGCCTTCTGGACCTTGTACCGGCCCAGGCACCTGATCATCAGCGACCATGACTTCACTGCGCTCCCCTACGGCGATGAGTTCGCCGACGTCGTGGTCTACGACCCGCCTTACACCTCGACGGGCGGCAACGACACCAGCACCATCGATGACTTCAACCAGCGCTACGGCCTGGGCGACATCAAGGGCGTCAACAACCTGTTCGCCTACAACAAGCTGGGCATGGCGGAATGCGCCAGGGTCAGCGCTGGCCTGGTCATGGTCAAGTGCGCTGACTTCGTGGAGTCCGGCCACCGCCACTGGGGCCACCAGGTGATAACCGACACGGCCAGGGAGCTTGGCCTCCGCCAGGTGGACGAGTTCATCCTCGTCTCTGGTACCGGCCCTCAGCCCAAGAAGAACCTGGACGGCTCACGTCGCCGCCAGGTTCACTCCAGACGTGCCCACAGCTTCCTCTGTGTCTTCAGGAAGCCTCGGAGGCGGCATACCCCCCTGTAACCCCTACGACGGCTCCTGGGGCCTCTGACGGGTGGCCTCGACCCTTCTCTGCAACTCGTCGGTCGCGACCACGAGGCGCTTGACGTCGTCCTCGTTCCAGTCACGAGGCTGGCAGTCGCTTAGCTCGTACAGTTCACCAACCGGTGCGTCGGTGATGAAGTCCATGAAGTCGTGGTCGCACCAGGGTGGCACCCAGGCCCCCGATCGGCACACGAACACGGTGTCGAAGCGGACGTCGTTGGGCAGCCCGTTGTCGACGGCACGGTCCACCGGCACCAGCGGCTCCGGCTCCTTGTCCATGGCCCAGGTCTTCCAGGTCGGGTAGCGGACGTGTAGCTCAGCCTGGTGGTTGAGCCGGTAGCCGACCATCCAGTCTTCACAGGTCACCTTGTTGTCCCGGATGATCTGCTTGATGTCTCGGTTCTCCCCGTAGCCGGAGTCATGGTGGGCGTCGTACAGCCACACCTGAGGATCGCGGCCCACCGACTCTCGCACCTCCTGATTGAACGCCTGCACGTTGGAGTCGGCGTAATACAGCACAGCGTCCTCGGAGATGTTGAAGCGCTCCCACCAATCGATCCACTCTTTGTTCAGCATGGGTCGCGGCACACCAGCACGGTCGAACTCCGCCGCCCTGATGCCCCAGATGGGTCCGAAGTAGATGCTGCTGCCCTCACTGTGGCCCCAGTCCCACAACTCCCACTGCTTGCCCCAAGGTTCCTGTGTGGGGAAGAAGTAGTCCCAGTCCACCACCAGTAGGTTCTGCGTCATTTCCTCGATCCTTCGATAAGTGGTGGGTCGATGACCGCCCCGTCAGCGTCGAGGCCATGCACCGCCCCGGTGCGCTTCCAGATGGCGAACTGGTGGACGGCCCAGGCTTCATGGTTGTCGTCGGAGCGTTGGCCCAGCCTGACCATCAGCCAGGGGCCGGGTTCGATCAGGCCAGGCCCGTACTCGTGTCGTTGCCAGTCGATCTCCAGCACATCAAAGAAAGGGAACAGCACCAGGAGCCGGTCCAGGGCCAGCCGTTCAGTCGTTGGCTGCATCAATGTGGGCGTCCAGTCCAAGGATGGCGGTGAGTGTGTCTCGCTTCAGGGCCTCAGCCTCCTGCGGGTCCTCGCCTGCCTTCAGTATGCGGCGTGCGGCTTCAGGCCAGTCGGTCTCGGTGTCCTGGCGTTGAGCGATGTGGACATCGTGGTCGGTGGCAGTGGCCTCTCGATTATCGTCTGCGTGCCAGATGCCCTCGGCGTCCCTGGTCCAGGTGACGAGGTGACCCTGGGTCACGCTGTGGTACGAGAAGGTGTCGCCCGGTATGTAGTTCTGGCTCATTGCTGATGCTCCGCTCCGTAGCTGTCCCAGCCAGCCTTGTCGATGAGGTCGCTGGCGACGCGGCCCACCGGCAGATGCAAGACCTTGGCGAAGTCCACAAGCTGGCGATAGAGCTTGGCGTCGATGGCGATGTACTTCTTCTCCACCTTGCGCCAGTCGTCGTACTGGTGGCCCATCTCAGGCATTGGGCGCATTCTTGTCGTGGTGGTCCACCGGTTTGCGGTGGTTCTTGCCGAGCGTGCAGGTTCGCACCACGAAGGCGGGATGCTCAGGCCCGGCGTTGGGTTCCTCCCCCGGCTGTGGCATCTCATACCACCGATGTCCGCACAGCGGGATGTCGTAGCCCTCTTCGGCCTCCTGGGCGAGGTCGTAGATGTCGGACTCAGTCAGCACCTGACCGGTCTTGGTTATGTAGGAGGTGCTGGAGTCGATGTAGGGGTCCACACCACCATTGGCGTCGCGGACGGCCGCGTACATCGTGTCATTGGCAAGGCTGCCCTGATCCAGCAGCTTGAACAGCCAGATGCGATCCGCTAGTTCGATCTCCCCCTCCATAAGGAGGCTCTCGCCTGTCGTCACCATGTGTATGGCCTGCTCGATCAGTTCAGCTACCGCGTCACCTGGGTCGCCACTCATGCCCACCAGGGCACCATTGAGGTACCACGGCTCACCGTCGCGCACCAGCACGGCAGCGAACACTTTGTCCGGTGAGTGCCACTGGAGCTTGACGTCGATGTCAGGCACGCTTCACCACCTCTATGGAGTTACGAGGGACCATGGTCTCCCAGCCGCAGGCACGACACTCCAGGATCTGTGGGGTCGGTACAAGCTCGTCCCCGACGAACGTGGCCGTGGCCCGTGGCTCTCGCAGCTTCAGCCCAGGTGGCTGATCACCACGCTGACCGCATTGCTTACAGACAACGGGCTGCGGCTTGGGCTGCTTAGGCATCTTCGTCCTCGTCACCGTCAGGTTGATCCCATAGCTGATTGACCACCAGGGCGAGACCGTAATCAGTGGGCCACTCGATGACATCTACGATCTCGTCAATGCGCTCCTGGGCCTGTTCCTGATCGTTGGCCTCAAGGGTCACGATGATGTGTGCTTCGAATGTCATCGACCCTCCGTCCGATTGGCCAGGAACTGATCTGCGGGATTAGGGCGGCGACCCAGTTTCTCGGCCAGTTCGACGCGATGGCTGGCGGCGGTCGCGTCCTGGCGGTGGCCAGCGGCCATGGAGGAGGCCACGATGTCACTGGCCTCAGCGGGCGAGAGACCGAACGTCCTCTGATTCGCCTCAGCGCAGATCTGCTTGGCCACGTCGTAGTCCTTGCCCCAGAACCAGGGCTGTGAATGCTCGCCCTGGCCGACCATGGGCGAGTGGCCCGCCTCGTTCTCCACCACCAGGCTGGGGATGTAGCCCTGGTCAGGGTGGAACTGGTCGACAAGGATGAAGAAGCAGCGGCGGGGTTCAGTCATGTCAGGCTCCGATCTCGTAGTCGTTGCGGAACTTGGTGAGGGTGGCGATGGTCTCCTCACTGGGACTCCAGGCACGCTCGTCTACCACGCCAGCGATGAAGCAGCGGATGTGTTCACCCAGCGTGGGCCGGTCAGCGCCGATGTCATAGCGGCCACCGTAGGTCTCGCCGTCAGCGAAGTGGACGGTGAAGTCGGTCTTGTAATAGCCCAGGTCAGGCTCCGGGTACTGGTTGAGGTAGCTGGCTGCGTCCTGCCAGAGGTTGTCGCCAGCGAAGGTCTTGCCCTCGGTGATGTAGGGACTCTCGCTCCAGCCAATGACGATCTTGGCGGCAGCGATCTTGGTGGTGGTGGTGGTCACTTGCTTTCCTTGCGATAGACGATGATCTCGGAATGGTGGGACTTGGAGCGGAATACAACCTGATCTAGTTCAGGGAAGAGACCCAGCGCCCGCTGACCCAACCCCAGGAGGTGATCCTTCACTGGGCTGTCACACATGGCCTGCGAGTGGCCGCGCCCGTTGTCCCAGGTGGTCACGGTGATGGCGTACCCCGGCTTCAGGTGCGGGTGGATGCAGTCGGGATCAGGCTCCGACCGTGTTGGCTCCTCGCCCTCCTGGAGGACGTAGCCGATGCCTGGGGGCGATTCGGCCCCGCAGTGCTTGCAGACGTAGCGAGCCTGGTCAGCCATTCTTGGCCAACTCCCCGCACGCCGGGCAGGGCGGGCGCTCATGGCCAGGGAAGTCCCAGGCGTCGGACAGGTCAGCGCCGCACAGCGGCTTGTCGCCCTTGCTGGGCGGGATGCCCAGGAAGGTACGGAAGAGGTGGTTGTACTGCTCTGCGCTCACTGCGATCTCCTTGTGGTAGCTGTTGCCATGATTTGAGCGGAAGGCCTGGGCCAGTCCTATTGTCGCCTACCCTCCCCGGATCGTGGCCACTCCCCGGTTACTCTCAGCTATCGTCAGACTGTTCTCCGAGTTCGCTCCCCTTACCTTTCGCCCTCCACACCGTTCGTTCAGGGATCCTCTCGCATTCTCAACGAGATGGTGGTCGTTAACCGTCAGCGGTGGTTTCATCGGGGTACTTGCGAGGGCACATCCTCGGTCCCAGGTCTTGCGTTCAACTCATGGGTACATCATACACCCATCTGAGCGAGATACACGTCAGGATGAAGGAAAATGTGTGTGCCTTTCGTCACCCTTGATCGGCCACCAACCTGGGTAGTCGGGGCGGATGACCTTGTGCAGCCAGATCAGTTCTCGGATGGAGCTACGGGTAGCGCCCCCGGTACGAGTCTCCATGCCACACGAGCAGCGGACGTCCCAGCCCCAGGTGCCCCGCATCTGAGCGGTGCGAGGCAGCCACCCATCGGGAGCCTCTTGACTCCCGATGGGGATCCTGGCGTACCAGCGGATCTTGTGCGTCACCCCTCCTCTCCGTCGTTGGCGAAGGTGTTGCCCACGATGAGGTCCACGGCCTTCTGAGCCTGGGCCGCAGCCTGGACGATGATCTTGTTGTCTTCCTTTAGCGCCTTGGCCCAGTGAGCCAGGTAGGCGGCGGAGGCGGTGATGGTGGTCTGGTCGATGCCAGCGATACCGGACAGCATGGCTGCGCCCATCTCGGCCACCAGTTCCTCGTAGGAGTACACCGGATCGCCAAACTTCCCGAAGGTGCCCTCGGCGATGCCCTGGCGAGCCAGGCGCTTGCTGTGGCCGGTGGAGTGGGTGGCCTCGTGGTACAGGGTGGAGTAATACTCCTCACCGTTGATGAAGTCGTCGCGCTCAGGCATCTGGATGTGGTCGTCAGCCTGGCGGTAATAGGCCCGGCTGCCCCCGTGGCCCAGCGAGGGGCCTTTGGCCAGGTAGTCAGCGATGAGAGCCTCAGCGGCCTCGATGACGTCCACCTGGACGCGCTCAGCGACCGGTGGCAGCTTGGCGTCGTCAGCCCAGTCACACTGGTTGACGTTGAAGACGTTGTAGGTACGGAGCAGGGGGATGCGCTTGGTCTTGGTCTCGCCATCGACCTCCACGTCCTTGCTCAGCAGCTTCCAGAACACGATGGAGGTGCTTTTCTCGCCCTTGCGGACTTGACCGCCGCGCTCCTGGATCTGACGGTAGGTGCCCCAGAGATTCGAGGAGTAGCCCTTGACCATGGCCTCAAACTCCAGGATGAAGATGTTGATGCCCCGGTAGAGCTTGCCCGTCGACAGGCTGGTGGGCATGCCATCAGCGATGGTCTTCCAGGGCTGCTGCCAGATGACCGTGCCTTCCTCCAGGAGGGCCAGGATCTGGTTGGTGATCTCGGTGTAGGTGTCTTTCACTTGGGAGTATGCCTTACGGTTCTTGGTTGCGGTAGCCATGACTTCATGGTACCAGGGATCTGAGCCACATACACAGCAGAACGAAAGAAAATATGTGATAGGGAGATAAAAAAGAAGGGCACCCCGAAGGGTGCCCTCCTGGTTCCTCCTGGCCCCTTCTCAGGAGGACGCTTGTGCGTAGTTGAAGATGGTTTCCTTGATGCGGGACTCGGTTGGGCGCAGGGGCCAGCGATCGATGAGCAGCCAGCCATGGCGCTGGTTGTTGCGGAGTTCCGCCTGGGACCAGCGCCCCAGGCGAATCTCTGGTTGGGGGTCGCCTTCAAACTGCTTGGCGACCAGGCACCAGCGCATCAGAACGCCACCTGGTTCTCGTGGTACCAGGCCAGCCGGTAGGTGGTGCCACAGCCGTCTTGGACAGCGAGGACTTGCTCTTTGCCAGCGCCGTCCTCGGCGTACTGCCGAGCGAGGTCCACGTCACCGGAGCAGCGAGCCACCCAGCCCATGGGCACGGTGTTGTTGCCAAAGGTTGCGTCCGGCTCGATGGTGTAGGCGCAGCAGCCGCAGTTATCGCACTGCTCGCCGCTCCACTCGCCAGGAAACTGGTCGACCAGATCCTGCATGGTCTCGGCGACGATCTGAGGCGCGTCAACCTTGCGGACCTGGACGGCGATGACGTAGCCCTCAGCGCCCTCTTGTAGTTGTCGGATGATGCGGTTGGTAGCCATGGGGGAATCATACTCCTTTGGGGGTAGGTATACCAGTCAGGACGAAGCGAACTATGCGGCAGCCGCTGAGACGATGTCAGCGATGGAGAAGTCATTGGTGAACCGCCAGCCCACCCGCTCCTCGACCGCGACGTACTCCTGGGCCAGGGCGGGGTTGTGCTTGGCGGCGATGGTGAGGTCCTTGCGAGAAGCGAGGACACAGAAGCAGCACGACAGGCGCTCCATGCCCTTCTCGTAGGCCTCGTGGTAGCGCACGCCGGAGGCCCAGATGCGATCCCACACCTGCTCCTCGGACCAATCGAAGATGGGCAGCCAGCGATCCACATGGCGCTTGCCATTGCTGGCCTTCTTGTCGACCTCAAAGGCGATCTTCTTGGCGCGTGCGGCGCTCTCCTGGGCGCGGATGCCCAGGCAGTTCAGGATGCGAGCCTGGCGCTGGCTGTAGCTGCCATCCGCCTCTCGGATCCAGCCCGCCTTGTTGCGGATGGCATCGGTCAGCGAGGTGATGAGCTTCAGCACCTGCGAGGTCTTCTGATCAGAGGTACACCAGCGAGCGGTGCTGGAGGGCCAGGGGGCCTGGTGCTTGTCCTTGGCCAGGTTGGCGGCGTGGCGCTGCTCCACCTGCTCCAGGAGATCGCCCAGGTCGCGGCGCACGATTTCAAAGCGCAGCCCGTAGTGGGCAGCCTGCTCAGCAGCTAGCTCAGCGGTGCCCTCCCACTCGACGCGGCCCAGGTCGCAGTGGACGACCACGAAGCGATCCCGGCTGACTCCTTGCGAGTCGGCGAGTTCCACCAGGTAGTCGAGCATGGCCTGCGAGTCCTTGCCAGCGCTGCTGTTGACCAGGACGTAGTCGTACCTGGCCAGGTCGGGTGTGGTAGGTGAAGTAGCCATGACGTCACCTTACCGGACATACACACTTCAGTTCGTTCAGGAAGGTATGACATGGGTCACACACTTCATTTCGTTCTGTGATGTGACAACGGTGCCCTCGTCCTGTAAGGTGGACACATGGCTACCGACACCACCGCACTCACCCCCGTCGAGATCGACACGATCCTCGCCGCCAACTACAACGAGCAGGCCAAGACCCAGGCTCACATCACCGCCGACATTCGTCACCTCGACCGGATCAAAAACAGCAAGTGGGGCACCCCGGCTGAGATCGACCGGACGGCTGCCACGCTGGAAAAGAACCGGGAGATCCTCCGGGGCCTGATCGCCGCCTCCGCCCCCTACCAGCTTGAGTACAGCCGCCGCCCCTGGAACCGCTACTTCCTGGTGGACAACACCAACGGGCATGTGCATCGCGGCATGGACTGCACCACCTGCTTCCGCACCACCCAGTACTCCTGGCTGGTGGACCTCGCTGACTGTGACGAGGACGCCATGATCGAGGAGTGGGGTGAACTGGCCTGCACCGTGTGCTTCCCCTCGGCTCCCACCAACCCCAACTACAACCGGCCCAGCCGCCGGGACCGTGAGGCCCAGGCCGCTCGTGAGGCCGAGAAGGCTGCCAAGGACGCGGCCAAGGCTGAGAAGGCCATCTTCGATGTCGATGGCTCACCCCTCAAGGACAGCAACGGCTACCCCCTGAAGACCAAGGTCGCCGCCCGCAATGAACTGTCCCGTGCCATCCAGTGGTTCGTGTCCTACGGATCCCAGGAGTATGCCGACCAGGTTCGTCACCTGGTGCCCGCCCTGAAGGCCGCTGGTGTCGATTGGCAGAAGGTTGCTAGCAACGCCGTCAAGAGGGCCGTCAAGGACTCGGTGGTCCCGCCCAACAACCCCTACCGGTTGACCCCGGAGCAGATCGCCACCCACGAGGCTGAGATCAAGGTCAACTCCGCCAAGGCCCAGGACCTGCTGAAGGAGGTGGCTGTCTGAGAATCAGATAAACCCACACACCTGACCGAAATCAGGTGTGTGGGTGCTGTACCATGGACACCAGATGGCTACACCCCCTACCACGCAGGAGATCCCCATGGCCTACCCCACCTCCCCCACCACCTACGTTCTCCCCTTCCACGACAAGATCCGGGTGAGCAGCAACCGCCGCTTCATCCTGGTTCGCCAGACCGATGGCCCCTTCTCTCCCTTCATCGCCAAGAGGTCGGACAAACTCGACACCGTCTACCGGGAGTACAACCTCCTGGCTGGCCGCACCGACTACATCATCGACCAGGCCGAGGGCACCGTCCTCGTTTGGTTCAACGGTGCCCACGAGCTTCACTCGATCGGTCCCAAGCACCGTGACTCCAAGTTCATCCGCCGGGAGGCCAACAAGGACACCCGCAAGGACGTAAGCAGCTACACCGCTCGCACCCTGCACGGGGAGGTGACGCTCTGATGGACAACCTGATCACCGCCACCGGCTTCGTCCGGGACGAGGGCAGCCTGGTGCTGCTCTCCGGACTCACCGAGGACAACCAGGAGGTCATCTTCGCGGTTGAACACCGCTACGCCGCCGACATTCTCGCCGCCGTCGAGGCCGGTGACGAGCCGGTCGCCGAGGTGCCCGACTACCTGATCGTGGGCCGGTCGTGACCACGCTCAGGTGTGACATGACCGAGGACTGTGCCGAGCCGGTCACCCACATCGACCAGGACGGCTTCGCCTACTGCACCGACCACGGTCTGCAACGCCGTGACTGGCAGCCCTGCCGTAAGCTACGCCCGCACGAGCTACGCAGGCTCCAGCGCGGTGAGCAGTTGAAGGGGTACTGATGACTACCCGCCAGGATCGCCTGGCCGAGGCCCGCACCTGGGACGGCTACCGCTCCGCCCACTTCGCCCGTGAGACCGGGACCATGGTGGTGGTGGTCAACGCCGCCGACCAGGGCCTGGATGGTGGTAAATGGATGACCATCTGTGACGACCACAGCCAGTGTGTGGGCCACGAGACCCTGGCCCTGGCCCTGGCTCACGCCGCCAACCCACTCGGCTGGTGTGAGGTGTGCAACGGATCCGACAGGAGCTACGAGGAGGAGGTGTGACCAATGACTCACACATCTGAACGAAATCAGGTGTGTGAGTCCGGTACCATGGACTCGTGACCCCGGAACCCCCTGGCTTCGGCCAGGGGCTGGGACTCAGAGATCAGGGGACCCCTGGCATATATTCTCAGCTTCCTCTCACACATTTTCTTTCGTCCCGCTGTGTGAACCGCCGATTCATCCTGTACTCTGGACCCATGGCTACATCACCTACCACCGCTGAGCAGTACGAACTCGTCTACCAGGGCATCGTGGCCGTCGCCGCACGCTGTGACGGTGCCCGCACCGAGGACGGGGTTGGCTTCAATGGCCAGGACACACACTTCGGTCGCCGCATCGCCGCCGTCCCCTTCGCTGAGTGGACCCCCGTGGTGCGCGTCGAGGCTGCCCGCATCGCCAACACCTACCAGGTGCAGATCCTGAGCTACACCGGCATCGACGTGACGTCCCTGGACGTCGTCCGGGACGCCTCCACCCTGAAGACCATCCACGAGGCTCGTGACGACGCCCGTGGCTACGAACGCAAGGCCAAGGGTGCTGACAAGCTGGCCTGCCGCAAGATTGACGTGGTCGGTGACTACCTGGGCATCTTCTACGACAAGAAGGACCCTGACTTCCAGGACCTGCTGGCTGCCTGCAAGGCCCTGCCAGGCCGCTCGTTTGACTGGGACCGCAAGTGCAACGTGGTGCCCGTGTCCGACGCCTTCGAAGACTTCGTCCTGGCCTGGGACTTCCCCATCACCGAGGCTGCCCAGGCTCTGCTGGCCGCTGGCGCGCCGGAGCATTTCCACGTCACCTTGGCTGAGAATGGCCAGAAGGTCGTGATCGACACCCCCTTCGACGCCAGCCTGGTGGAGGCTATCAAGAGCCTCCCAGGCCGCTCGTACAAGGGTGGCTCCCTCAACACCGCCGACGTCCACACCGCTGTGCTGAAGCTGGCCGACCGCTTCAGCCTGAAGGTCCACCCTGACGCCCAGGCTGCCTGTGAGCATGCCCAGGCTGCCCTGGAGGCCCACGAGGCCGCTGCCCTGGCTGCCGAGGACGTCAAGGTGGTCATGGCTCATGTGAGCCGCCAGAAGGACCCTGGTGCCCTCCCTGAGGTGTTCCTGTCCATGCTGGCTGATGTCCTCCCCGCCGATGTCGCCGAAAGGGTGATCGTACGATGACCGTTGACCTGAAGGACGTACCGTGTGAGGTCTGCCGGGGAACCGGCAAGACCTACCTGGAGCATGAGGACGGCTCGCTCTCCGAGCAGGTCTGCCCGTACTGCCATGGCCGCAAGGACACCACCTGGCTGGCCGAACGGTACCGGGCGCGCCAGGACCACAAGAGGCTCGTCAAGCTGGGCATCCTGGCCTACCTCGCCTTCCTGCTGCTCACCAATGGCATTCACGCCTGGGGTCTCCAGGCTCCCAGCCCGTACATGTTCCTGGCCCATGTCGGTGCCTGGCTGGTGGGCATCGCTGGCCTGGTGTGGTGGTACACCCACCCCAAGGCCAAGCCTGGCAAGGCTCGCAAGCCGAACCCGCTGACCACCGACCAGGAGAAGCTGTTCGGCGCGGCCCTGATGGGTGGTGCCCTGCTGAAGGCTGACTGGAAACGTCACCACCGTGGCAGCTAGCTCACACATTTCTCTTCATCCTGCTGTGTGTATGTACCCCCAAGGGGGTACACTGGACCCCATGGCTACCGCAACCGTAAACTTCGACAGCTTCCTCCCTGAGGGTGAGACCCTCTACGACTACCAGCACGCTGGTGTCGCCTACGCCCTGGTGCAGACCGCTGATGGCAAGGGCACCTGGATCGCCGACGAGCAGGGCCTGGGCAAGACCCGCCAGGCCATTGTCACCGCCAAGGTGCGCGGCTCCCGCAAGATCCTGGTGGTCTGCAAGGCCAGCCTGAAGGGCAACTGGGGCAAGGAGATCAACCGCTGTGCCCCTGATTGGAGTGTCCAGATCCTGGCCGGTACTCGCCCGTTTGAGACCTTCGCCGACGTCTGCATCATCTCCTTCGACCTGCTGGCCACCTGGGCCGACAGCCTGCTGCTGGAGGGCTTCGACGCCCTCATCGTGGACGAGAGCCACTACTGCAAGAGCATCGGCACCCCGAAGAAGCCGGTGCAACGCACCGTGGCTGCCCTGAAGATCGGTGAGGACATCCGCAGCCGCCGGGGCCTGGTCCTGCTGCTCAGTGGCACGCCCCTCCTGAACCGGCCCGTGGAACTGGTCACCCAGCTTCGCCTCCTGGGTCGCCTGGAGGAGATCGCCCCTCAGCCCCGCAAGGGTGACTCCGACAAGGACTGGGAGTACTCCTTCAAGTTCACCTTCTGTGGCCCCCAGCACAACGGTCGGGGGTATGAGTTCAAAGGCTCCTCCAACCTGGACCTGCTGAACACCCGCCTGCGCGGCTCCTGCTTCGTCCGTCGCCTCCGCAACGAGGTCCTCGACATGGACGAGACGCACCGCATCCACACCCCGCTCAGCCTGAACGGTGGCCTCGACGCCTACAAGGCCATCGAGAAGGCCTTCCAGCCGGACGGGCCTGGGGCCTACCTGAAGCTGCTCACCGACCTCCGCCTGGCTGTGGGCCTGGCCAAGATCCCCGCCGCCATCGACTGGGTGGAGACCTTCATCGAGGAGAACCCCGGCAAGAAGCTGGTGGTCTGGGCCTGGCACATCGAGGTCCAGAAGGAGATCGCCGCCGCCCTCAACAAGGCTGGGATCAAGGCCATCTACCTGAAGGGTGCCCGTGACATCGAGGACGCCAAGGACGACTTCAACCAGGGTGACGCCCAGGTGATCGTGTGCAGCCTCCAGGCTCACCGTGAGGGCCACACCCTGGTCGGCACCGGCCACAACGTCACCGACTGCCTGTTCGTGGAGTCCCCCTGGCACCCTGGCGCGGTCAGCCAGGCTGAGGACCGGATCAACCGCATCGGCCAGGAGGCCGACGCCGTCTTCGCCCACACCCTGGTGGTGGACGACACCGTCGACCAGTGGCTGGTGGATCTCATCGCCGCCAAGTGGGACACCTTCCGGGCTGCCGCCGATGGCACCATCCCGGAGGGTGAGGAACTGGACATCCAGAACATCCTCCTGGGCCTGCTCCGGGACAAGTTCCCGCCGAAGGGGGTGTGAGTCTGGAATCACACGAAAACACATATTCCGATGATCACCCGGTAGCCGCCTGATTTCCCAGGCGGCTACTGGCTTTCCTGGGTCTCTCCAGGGCTGCCACACCCCCCAGGACGTCACAGGAGGGCCTGGCTAGGGTGGTTGGACTGCAAAGGGGGTGTCGGGGCACACAGGGCCGTACAGACACCTCAGAACGAAGGCAAGTGTGTGGCATACCTGACCGAACGCTAGTGTGTGGAACCTGCTACCATGGGGTCATGGCTACCAACCCCCACGCAAACACCGACCGAGTCCTGGCCACTGGCCGCATCGCCCACCTGGACGATCGCGGTCGGGCCGAACTGGCTACCTGCCCCTGGCATGTCCAGGTGCCCTCCCATCACCCTGAGCCTGACTCCGAAGCCGATTGCTGGCTGGAGGTTCCTTGTGGTGCCCCCCTGTTCGCCATCGACCGTGACCTGGACGCTGGTTGGCATTGCTCCAATGGGCACCGCCACCTGACCTACGGCTCGCCCGCCCAGATCGCCGAGGAGCGCCTGGAGGCCATGGTCGAGGTCGCCGCCGCCCACAACCCCCGCATCGCCGCCCGCCTCGACGCTGGTGAGTCCTGGCAGGAGGTGATCGCCCATTGATGCCACAGACCATCCCAGAGACCACACAGGAGCCGCCCTACGGGGCGGCTTCTTCTTTGCCCCGGACAGGCCCCCCAGATGCCCCAGGATCCCCCAGGGACGCCCAGACTGTCCCATCCTTCACCACCGCTCGACGCAGCCTGTCAGTAGCCCAGGAGATCGCCTCAGGATCATCCTTCTCCGCCTGGGCCACCCTGGTGCAGGGACCGTGGTTGGGGCAGCCCCCGATGAGGACGTCTGAGAAGCTGCACACCCCCCGCAGCAGAGGACACCGGCTGCTCACTCCTCGGCCATCCTGGCCCGCTCCAGGGCTGCCCCGTGTTCGATCAACGCCGTCGACAGGCTCCGCAGGATCGGCAACCGCTCACGAGCCGCGGCCAGGGCCTGGTCCTCACGAGCCACGCCCGGCATGCCATACCGCTCCAGGATCGCCTCGTGAGCCATGCCCTGTGCTTCCTCGTCCACGAGGACCGCAGAGTCCAGGGTGATCATGACCCCGACCGAGGTCGCCAGGATCCGGGTCTCGTCTGAGTTCAGGTACATGGGCAGCACCGGCCCAGTCTCGTCAGCCATGCCGTCCACCGTAGTCCCATTGACTGTAAATCCGCCCCCAGGGACGCCCATATACCCCTATGGACTGACTCATGATCACCACCATAGAGAGCAATGGACGAGGTAAGGGAGCAGTCATAGAGCAGCACCACCAGGTGAGCAACTCGCAGCCCTGGCCACCCTCCCCGTAGCCTGGCCTTGCACAGACCACCTCACGTACGGTGCATGCATGGCTATGCAGTACCAGAGACCCCCAGTAACCGGTGGCTACTGGGAGGGACAGAGAAACCCTTATGCAGCAAGGGTTTCTGGCCTGGTGGTGCAGTGTGGTGGTGCAGTCCTGGAGAGCCAGGTGAAGCCAGGTGGATGCCTATGCACTCACCTGGATACGACCCCCCCACCCTCAACGAGGCTGGGCACACCGGGGGGTCCAGGTCACACCGATACGTGGGTGCGGAATGCGGGGATAGTACCGTTGAAGTTGGTAAGTAGTACCCCCATGACGCACTATAGAGTCCAATGGAGCCGGAGAGACCTGTGGAATACCCGATAAGGAAGCGGACACTACCGGAGCAGTGCCAGTATTGGGAGTCTGAGTTGGTCAAAGTCGCTGAGCGAATGCGGAGGAAGTCGGAGAGACACGAGCGAGCCGTAGTCCTGGCTGCTGCCTTCTTCCTAGGAGATCTGGCTGATCGCATACTTGAGGGGATCCCCACAGTGGAAGGCTCCACTCTCGTAGAGGAGATAGCCGATGCCCCGGACCCTGGCATCCCGGACGGCTAAGGCGATCTCCTTGCGTTCCTGATCGCTCAGGTGCAGACCTAGCTCGGCCAGGTAGCTCTCGATCGGCTTCTGATCTTGGGTCGCACTCACTTCTTTCGCACCTTCACGACCTTCTTCTTGTCCTCGTCATAGCGGTACCCGTTGGCCTCTAGCACGTAATAGGCCGGGAGCATGGGTGGGAAGTAGGCCCTGGGGCCGGAATGGCTCTCCTCCAGGTACAGGGGGCAGAATCCCAGGACGTCAGGAACGGTCATCGTCGTCCCGGCGGGCAGCGTCCAGGTGACATAGCTCTTCCCGCACACCTCACACTTCTTCTTTCCCATCTCCACCCAGGGCTTGTTCTTTCTGCGGGACGGGAACGCCTGATCACAGTTCCAACACCGGGACTGCTCCAAGCCGTCATTGACCGCGAAGCACAGGGGGCAGTACCACCAACGAGGCTTCTCGGCGGCGGGACGGCTGGGCACGAGCGGACCATATCAGGGACTCTCTGTGGCTTCGGGGGGGTCCGGCAAGTTCCGCTGCGTGGCCTCGGCCTCCAGGCGGTCCAGGTACCCGGCCAGGCGGTTGAAGTACTCCGGCTTGTGGCTGCCGATCTGGCCCAGCATCCAGTCCAGGCAGGGCTGCATGGCTGCTCTGGCCCTGGCGATCTCCTCGACGGACAGTTCGGCCCGGTTGTCGACGGCGCGCTGGAGGACAGTGACGATGGGGGCGACTAGATGGTAGGGAAGCACCGCCTTCACGTCGGAGCCGTACTCTGCGGGCAGGTTGGCGAGCAGGTTGGTGAGCCAGGCCAGCATCTCGATGGCCTCGGTGGCGCTGACGTCCGACTCCAGTGCTGCCACCCGGCGCAGGGCGAAGTTGGTGTCGGGCGAGGTCATCCGGTAGATCTCCCGCACGGTGGCGTAGCTGACGGCTGCGTGGGGGGCAATCCGGCGAAAGCTGAGACCGGCGTCATAGAGGGCCACGATGATCTGGTCGCGGCGAAGATTGCCATCGGTGGTGGTGCTGACCACGGCCCGCAGGGCGTCCAGAAGGCTCTCGACGTCGGCATTGTTAGATTTCCTAACACCATCCCGACTGTTATTTTTTCTAACACTTCGTCGTGGCTTTACCCCCTCAGGTGGGTCGCTGGGCACGGATCCGTGCCAGGCGTGCCAGGTGCGTCGGAGTTGGTGTGTGCTGTCCTTGAAAGAGGTGGTGAAGAGGGCTGGCAGAATCGGCCCAGCCAGCACCCAAGCCAGGGCCAGGATGCCTTCCAGTGCCGCCTCGATGGACTCTTTGTCCGACCCGAAGAGGCGGTTGATCCCACCGAGATGGGGTAGGGACCAGATCAAGTCGTCCAGGTCCACCACCTGCGCGAAACCCCAGACCACGAAGGCGACGATGAACCGGTACACGTAGCGTCGGGTCCAGGGTGCGGAGAACATCTAGTCTCCTTGGTGGAAAGTCCTGGTCAGAGGCTTGTACCGGGAACTTGCCGGGGATACGGTCTTGGGGGTACATCCGTGGGCTACCATCACCTGTTGGAAAAATCAAGTGGGTGGGGAAGGGTTGAAAAAATGGCAGAGGCAGAGCGAGCAAGGTAGGAGGCCAACATTATGTCGCCAGCGGCGGTGCGGGTACGAGGGGCCGACACAACCGACGATGCCTTCGTGCGGTGCCGGACGTATAGCCACGCCTGGGATGAGTTCTATCCGATCGACATGGAAGCGCCCTGGTACGGCTGGCGGTTGTCGCTCCGATGCATGCGCTGCGGCACAGAGCGCCACGACAACATCGCCCACGGCACCGGCCAGATGATGGGGCGGCGTTACATGTACCCGGAGGGCTACCAGAACAAGGGCGAGGATCGCCCCACCAAGGAAGTGTTCCGGGAGGAGTTGTTCGAACGACTGCGCTCCCAGCTTGAGGAGCATGCCGCCGTGGGCGGCAAGACTCCCGAAAACGGGGACACCAAGGTGACTCCGATCACCAAGAAGGCCACCGCTACCACAACCAAGAAAACCGTCAGGAAGAGAGCTTGAGTCCAACTCGTAAAACCACGCCTAAAGAGAATGAGACCGTCGAGATTGAGACCGTCACACCCGAAATGGCCCAGGACTGGCTTCAGGGCAACGTCGATAACCGCAAGCTGCGAGAGACCAGGGTTCTCTATTTGGCCCGGCTGTTGACGCTCAATGAGTGGGAACTGACCGGCGACGCCATCGTCTTCGATGAACAGGGCGTGCTGATCAACGGCCAGCACCGTCTGACCG